GCACTCCGGCCCCTGTGCACCGTTGGAGTAAGGACGGGGAGTCGAATATCATGGCCGACCTTGACAATGAGATGGTGAGCGTCGCTCTTACCAGTACCGGTGTTACTACTTCCGCACAGTCATGGACTACCCATGTATCCATGTGGTACGGTACCGAGAAACTCACCCTTGAGACTTTAACAGTCAGCACGCCTGCCGGTTTCACGGCAAGCACAAGCAAGGCCACCGGAGCGGTGGCGATATCCGTCGCTGCCGGAAAGTCGGTTCCGGAACAGAATACGGTCACCATCACACTGGCTGCAATGAAGAACGGGCAGCTCTATACCCGTGAACTGACTTTCAAGATAACCGGTGTCCGTGGCGGGGCGGACGGTTCCGATGCGGTAATTTATAGCCTTGTCACTTCGGCCACGATGGTCAGCAAGAACAAGAACGGCGGTTACAGTGTAGCTTCGGTATCCTGCCGGCGTATGAAGACAGTCGGTGCGGTCACTACGGCCACAACGGACGGGGAGTTGAAGTACAGTCGTGACGGTGCGGCCGAGGTTCCCATCGGTGATGGTGTCGGGGTGGCTTCCGGTAATTTTACCAGTAGCTTGAAGTTCGTGTTCTACGTGAACGGTCAGGCGGTTGATGTCGAGACTGTCCCGATGGTTGTGGACGGCAGTGACGGAAAGGATGGTGAGAGCATCACAGCAGCCGGTCATTGGGAATCCGCCAATACTCCGTATGCCAAGAACAGTACAGTATCGTTTGCCGGAGGATCTTACTTAAGCAAGGTTGAAACCTCCAACCCTCCGATTAAAATCGCCAAGTTCAGAAACGGCAGACTCCGCAGGAAAAGAGACGGCGGATACATCCTCGCCGGCAGATCTGCGAACCGGACGGTACATGCGGACTGGCAGGAGATGGTTGCTCCCGTCGGACCGTCGGCATCCTACTGGCTGGACAGTCCTGTCAGCGTGATCAACTTCACTTCAACAGGCACGCCATCCCCGTCTGGATTCCTTGTCACTTGCAAACAGAATGTGGCAGGCAATGTAAGCACGTGCAGCACGCTTTATCTGGCTGCACGCAAATACAACGGAAGCTGGCTGGCTCATGTAGGTGCGACACTGAACAGCCAGATATCCGTACCTGCGACAGCCGGATACACCCAGTTTGCCGTCCGGGCTTATAAATCAGCTTCCGATGCTGCTGCTTGGAATGACAATTATGTGGCCGAGAAGGGTGTGGGTGTTGCAAATGATGGTTCCATAGGAGCAACAGGAGCTACGGGTGCGTTCCCTTATGACAGAGGTGTATGGGCTTCCGGACAGACATACGTATGGAATGCAAAACAGCGTGACAAGATCATTCACAAAATAGGTGAAGTTTATTACAATTTTCTTGTGCGCAACTATGGAAGTTCTGTATCAGCGGCTCCTACATCCGCTAACGGAGATTCCAACTGGGAAGCCATGCAGAAATACAAAAGTCTGGTAACCGACATATTCCTTGCTGATAAGGCGAACATAGCCGGTTTTATGTTCAAGTTGAACGGATACACATCGGACGGGGCACCTTACGGTATCATGCAGTCACAGGACAGCACTAACGGCCAGCCTAATCTGAGGATGGACACAAAGACCGGAGAGATTCTTTGTCAGAAAGCGAATATCACCGGAACTATCATAGCGACAAAGGGGACAATTGGTGGATTCAATATCGGTAATAATTTTATCGGCAGCACTAATATGTCGGCTGTGAATGTTGATAATTTGTTGCTGCAATACGACAAATTTGAAATGAAATATGAACGGTTTCAGTCAATAGACGGACATTTATATCAAGGCATTTTGGATACAGTAATTAGAAGTGGAAGTATAACTGTATCATCAACCGGGGATGTTTCAACAGCGGATGATACTCTGTATGTAAGATGTGGGAATTATATTTTTTCCGTTGGGCGAAACGGAATTCGCAAGTCAACGAATGGAGGAAGTACCTGGGTGGATTTATAACATTTAAAATATTAAAGTATGAGAATAAATTTTGCACAATTTCCTATTTACGACGGGATTAAGAAAGAAAAACTGATAGCCAACAACATCACTGAGGCCTACGGTGACTGGATATACAAGAACGTAGCGGGTTTGAAGGCGCATCTCCTTGCTGAGAAGATATTCAAATCTACTGCTGAAGGTGTCGAGATTGACGAAGAAGAGGTGGATATCATAAGACGCTCCACCTCCATGCTGCCCGGTCTGCTGGCTGATTCTTTGAATGATTATTTAGATAAAAAGGAGGAACAACATGAAAAAGGTATATTGTAACAACCTTCTGGCAAAGGTGCTGCTTGCGTTCAGTTCTTGCCATACGATAACAATCGGTCCGTTTGTTTTAAGCAAGCGACCGGAAGAGAAAATCACTCAGAAAGTGAGAAACCATGAGTGTACCCACGCCCGTCAATGGGTTGAGATGGCAGTTGCCATCGGTACAGTTATCTGGATCTTGCTGTTGTGTTTTGACCTTTCCGCCTGGTGGCTGGTACTGGCCGGGCTGGCATTCTATCTCTGGTATGGTGTGGAGTGGCTGGTCAGGGCGGTACGGTTGAAGGATGCCGGCAGGGCGTATAAGACGGTATCGTTTGAGAGGGAGGCATATTCCAACGAGGATGATCCGAATTATATTGAGAACAGTAATTATTTTGCATGGGTGAAGTATTTGTTTTAATTTTAAAATTTGCATTATGGACTTGAATAATATAGTTGGCTTTAAAGCTGTGGATAAAAACGGCAACGAACGACAGGTGACCATCGATGAGATGACAGAATTAGTTTCCGCACGGATTGTTTCCGCTGCATCAGAAATATCAACATTTGCTGCCGCTGCGGCAGCCGGAACAGATGAGTTTGAGGACCAGTTGCCCCAGTCCGACACCTTCTCTTGGCTCCGTACTTTGGACGGTTCCAAGAACCCAACTTTGACATCTTCTTCGGCTGCCGCGAAAGTCCTGGGAGAACTGCTCACTAGTTTGAAGCTGTATCCTTTCATGTACAAAGGGATAGTAGAAAATAGAAGTTATAATGATATGATCGAAGCTGGCTTTTATAAAATACAAGATAACATGATTGATGGACCTAACACTTATTGGGGAACACTTGTTGTTTTTAATGATAGTGCTCACATAACACAAGTGTTCTATCCAAACATAGACAGTGCAGAAATATCCACTAGAAAAGGTAGTATTAATAATTTTGCAAAGTCAGCGTGGAGAAGCATTTCTTTTACATAAATTCGCTTTAAAATCAGAGCTGGGAGGACTGATACCGCTTGCAACGAATGAAGCAAACGGATTGATGAGTAAAAATAATTATATTAAAATTGCTCAATCCATCACGTCTACCAAATTAATAAAAATAGAATCTTGGGATGGATATTCTACACTTGTATTTATTAGAGCAAGTGGATCAACCGGATTATATTCCATTGATGGTAACTGGGCGAACAATGCAAAATTCACAAGATTGTCTGGTCCTTTAGGAAAGGGTCACTTTAATGCATATAGAGAAGAAAATGGTAATATTTATGTAAAGACGACTACACAGTCAGATCCATTGACTGTTACGTCTGTAGGATCTAATCATGTTTTCAAATTTGAGGAATCAGATAAAGATGTTGATTCTTTAATAGTATTACAATGATCGGGAGGATCGGGTGGCACCGGTTTGTACCGGACCACCCGTTTTTTATACCAAAGATACGGTTCGCCAATAATCCCAATTAATCGCCAACAGGCAGAAAATCTTGTCTAAATTCCTACCTGTGTGAGCGTACTAATATCTATATCTACTTTAGTTGCTGAAATGGCATTATCCATAGAAACACGATTGGTAAAATATATCAAAGCTCGTGAGAATACAGGCATATATACATAGTAGTTATGATCTCCATCCTTGTATATTTTCAGCAAATTAGGACCAATACTCTTTACAACGGACAGTCCTTTAACGTGATGTGATACAAAAGAAAAGATGTCTGCGTTCTCGCTATTCCCTTCTCCAATAATATCAAAAGTAACGTTTATATCTTTAGGATAATTCAGTTTGTATAAAGCCCCTTCTCCTAGCATGTGATTTACCAAAAAATAGTTTTCATTTAACTGAAGTTCTCCCAG